GCGGCACAGCAGGTAATGGTTATCCAGGTTTCTTTGCATCAAATACAACAGTAGCATCAGTTAGTGGTAACACAATTACATTAACACAAAACTTATTCAATACAGTAAACGTAGGTTTTGGTGTTGAATTTGACAATGCTATCAATTATGGAACAACAGCAGGTGCAAATACTTATTTCCTAGATACTATTTTAGTTACAGCATCTCGCACAGCAAATGGTAATAACGCAATTGCAAACGTAGGTAATATGACTGCTGGTTGGGTTCATATTCAAAAGAAAGTGAACAGCGACGGTACAGTTCGTTACTTAAAAGAAACATTAGTTGCTTTAGCGAATGCTACTGCTTCAAATACAAGTTCAGGTAACACAAGCTTTGGTTCTATTGTAACTGGTTTATAATGATTAAGTTTCATGATTTCGTTGTTGAGGAATTAAATTTTCCTGTAATAACTCTTGATAAAGAGAAAGTAGACCTTGATAAGGAATCTACTCGCAACGAAATCAATAGAAACCTATCATCTGAATTAGTTACTAATTTTATTAATCCTTATGCTGGCTGGTTAAAAGTTGGAAAAGTATTAACACTCTATAACATTACATTACCTAAGGTAATATTTAAAAATGATATAGAAGGCGAAGAAGTTGTTGCTATAACACAATTTGGTGCAGACCTTTCGGGTAAGGAATCTGCACCACAATTGCCTTATGAAGAAGAATATTATTTGTATTATAGTTATGAAGTTGTTGAATCTGGTTTATATGAAGCTTATGCTGTTATTGTAAACGGTGATGAATTAGAAAATATGCTTGAAGCTGATGACGAAGATGATGATGACATTGACGTTTTAGGACCTAAAAGCGAATTAGATTATAGAAAATAGTTAAATTATATTATGATTGATAATTTGACAGAAGAAAACTTTTTGATATATGCTATGAAGTGCTATAATGCACCTAATTACATTATGTCAGAATTTGAAGGAGATATTAAGAGAACAAAATATCTTAAACGATTATTTCGTAGATATAAAACCAATAAATCTCTTAAAGAACGATTAATTCTAAATCATATTATTTTGTTGAATAATGTTTTTGGTCCAAAAGTGACCGCAAGAATATTATTCTACAAGATAGATGAACGAGATTATGATATATTGAAAACATTTTTATTGTATGTAAATATATTACCAGACTTAATAGAAGGTATTAATGGCAAATCAATTAATACATCTGAAATACCTGTAGACATGACTGTTGCTGAAAAATTAAGGAATCTATGAAATCATTTAAAGAATATATCAAAGAAATGGGTGCAGGTGCTGTAGGTAGTGCTGGTCCAACTAATGTAGTTGGCGGTGGTGCAATTGCAGGTACAGGCGGTAAAGGCGGAGAACCTGGCGTTGATTTAAGAAAAAGGAAAAGAAATACACATAATCCAGTTATGATGGGTATTGGTAGAAGGAAATAATTATGTTCTTTCCTGAGTTTCTATCATATAATTGGATATTAGGTTACATACCTACTTGGGTTCCTATAGCAATTATTTGTTTTGGTGTCTTTCTAGCTATTCTAGAAATGACTTTTGAAATGTTGCAACTTATTCCTTACGGTTATAGGTTGCCTTTAAGAATAATCACTATTGTGATTCTTGCTCACGGTATCTATATAAAAGGACGCCAAGATGCAATTGTTCATGCTGAAGAAGAATTGAAGAAAACTGTAGCTGAACAAAAAGATGTAACTAATAAGGTACAACAAGATTTTACTAGACAACTTAATGATGTGAGAGCTAAAAATGAAGCACTTAAAAAAACTATTAATACCAAAGACGATACTATGTGTGATTTGCCTAAGTCTTTTGTCGAGTTGCACGACAGCGCTGCTAAAGGCACCGTTCCCGACACCTCCAAAAGAATTGATGGTACCTCCTCCGGAGTTGCACTCTCTACAGCAGAACAAACAGTAGTAGAAAATTATAGTTTATATAATCAAATAGCAGAACAATTAAAAGCTTTACAATATTGGGTAGATGAACAAAGGAAATTACACTAATGACACTTGAGCAATTAAAAAAAATACTAGTGGGAAATACTTCAGTTGATGGATGGTTTGAATCACTCAACAAATTTTTACCACAATACGGAATTAATACAAATAAAAGAATTGCAGCCTTTATTGGTGAATGTTCAGTTGAATCTGCTAATTTTACAAGAATTAAAGAGAATTTAAATTACAAAGCAGAATCATTAGTTAAAGTGTGGCCTTCACATTTTGCTACATTAGATATTGCTAAACAATACGAACACAATCAAGAAAAGATTGCTAATCGTGCTTACGCTGGTCGTATGGGTAATGGTGACGAATCTAGTGGTGATGGTTGGAAATTTGCAGGTAAAGGTTTAATTCAAATTACAGGCAAAGTTAATTATGAAAAATTTGCTGAATCAATAGGTAAAGATATTGAAGAATTACCAGAATACTTATTGACATTTGATGGTGCTACAGAATCGGCTTGCTGGTTTTGGAAGACACACAATTTAAATGCTTTAGCTGATACCGGTGACATTGATAAAATATCAAAAGTTATCAATGGTGGTACTTTAGGATTAGAAGAAAGACGAACAAACTATCAACATGCTTTGAATATATTAGGAGGTTAATATGGCAATGCCAGATTTTATTACACATTTGGTTACAGGTAAAGACAATAAGACACACGATATTGCTCGTTGGTCTTGGTTATTAACAACATTGGTTGTTATTGTTGGTGCAGGTTATAACGCTTACACATCAAATCTATTTGGTCTAAAAGATTTTGCACAAGCAATCGGTATGTTAGCTGGTGCTCATGGTGCAGCTGTATGGGCGAAAAAAGATACTGAACCAGAAGCACCAGAACCTGATGCAGTACCAGATGCAGAACCTGATCCAGAAAAATAATGGATAACAACGATTTACTTGGTACTAAAATAGATGTAGGTGTGCTGAAAGAACAAGTAAGCACACTTACTCAACTTTGTTCCAAGATGGATACCGTGATTTCGAGATTAAACGAACAACACGACAGACATATCGCAAAGGTTTATACCGACATGGAACATAGAAGATTAGAAACAGAAGCCGATGTAAAAGAAATTCATGATAGAATTGATACTGTTCTTGATAAGGTACAAAATACAGAATTAAGAATCATGGAAGAAATTAAAGGGCTTCGTAAATGTATTCAAGACCATCAATCTAAAGAAAAAGAACAATTAGACAAACTTCTACAATGGAAATGGATGATTGTTGGTGGTATCATTGTAGTATCATGGTTATTATCTCACGGATTAGAAATTCTATCACAAATTTCAAAATAACTTGACATCCAAGTAGTTTTATAGTATTATCCTTACATTATGAGTATTTTTATTGACAGACAATTCCTGCTTCGTGCATCGCCAAAATTAATAAGGTTTACCAAAAAGAAGGACGACCTTTATAATTTCAGATGTCCTCTATGTGGCGATTCTACAAAAAACAAAACTAAATCTCGTGGCTATGTGTTTAGAAAGAAGAATGATTATTTCTATATGTGCCATAATTGTGGTGTTAGTACCACATTCTACAATTTTCTAAAGCAAGTTGATCCATCTCTTGTTGCTGAATACACAATGGAAAGATATAAAAATGGAGAAACAGGCAACAACAATTATCCAAAACCACAATTTGAAGAATTCAAAACGGCAACACCAACATTTAAAAAATCAATCAATTTACCATCCATCGATTCATTACCAGATGAACATTTTGCCAAAAAATATGTTATTGGCAGACAAATACCAAAACACTTTCACACACAACTATATTATGCGGAAGACTTTAAATCATTTGTAAAAGATTTGGGTTTAGAAAAAGATTTAATTGATAATGATAAACGATTGGTCATTCCATTTTATGATAAAGATAAAAATCTAATTGCTTTCCAAGGAAGAGCATTAGGTGAATCTAAATTAAGATATATTACTTGTAAACTTCAAGATAATAATAAAAAGGTGTATGGTCTTGATAGAGTAATTAATGATTTACTACCAATCTATGTTGTAGAAGGTCCAATTGATTCATTGTTTATAGACAACTGTGTAGCAACTGCGGATTCTAATCTGGAATCAATTTTGGACACATTTGACAAGAGTAAAGTCGTATTGATATATGATAATGAACCAAGAAATAAAGAAATTGTAAAGAAGATGGAGAAATCAATTGACGAGCATTTCAATGTCGTTATTTGGCCAAAATATATAACAGAAAAAGATGTTAATGATATTATCAAATCTGGATTTACACAAGATGAATTGCTAGATATTATTAAAGACAATACTTTCCAAAACCTACGAGCAAAAATGGAGTTTGTAAATTGGAAAAAGAACTAGCTAATTGGATAAAAAGAATCTCCGAGAAAAGAGATGAACTTGGTGGATTTCAAATATGTCCATTTGCTAAAAAAGCATTTCAAGATAAAAAAGTTTTTGTAACCGAGTTTAATGAAGAACCGGAATCATATATACTCTCATACATAAAAACTTTTAATTCTATTTATGATTTTGAGCTAATTATTTTTGTTAATACGATTAATAAATTCACAAATGATGAGCTATTAGATTTAATAAGTAAGCTACAGGCAAAAAGAGATGACTTAATCTTTTTAAAAGACCATCCAGCAGATCCTGGTTTTATTAATGGAGTAAACACAGGTAATGGTCATTATCCAATAATACTTGCCCAATCAAGAGATAAATTATTAAGTGCTCGTGAGAGTTTAAAGAAAACAAAATATTACGATTACTGGTCAGAAGAATACAAAAACGAAATTTGGAAATACGGAGAAAAGGCGAATACATGAACTATCTAGGAATTGAAATTGATTTACAACGAGATAAATTATTTGATGAGTTGGGAATAAAAAGATTAAAAGAATCATACATGAGAGAAGATGAAGAATCTCCACAACACAGATTCGCATTTGTATCTAAATCATTTGCATCAAATCCAGAACACGCACAAAGATTATATGATTATGCTTCAAAGCATTGGTTATCATATGCTACTCCTATTTTATCTTTTGGTCGTTCTAAAAAAGGAATGCCAATTTCATGTTTCTTAAATTATATTGAAGATACATCACAAGGTCTAGTAGATAATCTATCTGAAACAAATTGGTTATCAATGTATGGTGGCGGTGTTGGTATCGGTTTTGGTATTCGCTCTGCTGATGATAAATCAACTGGTGTTATGCCTCATCTTAAAATCTATGATGCGTCCTCACTAGCCTATCGTCAAGGAAGAACACGAAGAGGTTCTTATGCTGCCTATCTAAACATATCTCATCCTGATATCATTCCGTTCTTGGAGATGAGAAAACCTACAGGTGATCCAAACGTAAGATGTTTGAATCTTCACCATGGAATAAATATTACCAATGACTTCATGACTCTTGTTGAAAAGTCAATGTTAGACCCTAATGTAGATGATTCTTGGGAATTAAAAGATCCACATTCAGGTGAAGTCAGAGAAGTAGTTTCAGCAAAGATGCTGTGGCAAATGATTATTGAATTACGGATGCACACAGGTGAACCATACATTCACTATATTGACACCAGTAATGAACATTTACCTCAATGGTTAAAAGATAAAGGATTAAAAGTCCACCAATCAAATCTTTGCTCTGAAATCATATTACCAACAAATGAACAACGAACAGCTGTATGTTGTTTATCATCACTTAATTTGGAGACCTATGATGAGTGGAATAAAGATGCCAATTTCTTGCATGACGTTGCTGAAATGTTGGATAATGTTCTTACATATTTTATTGATAACGCTCCTGACAACATTAGTCGTGCTAGATACTCCGCTCAGCGAGAGAGAAGTATTGGTATTGGTGCTCTTGGATGGCATGCTTATTTACAGCGCAATGGTATTGCTTTTGAGGGCGTTATGGCGAAAGTTGCTAACAATAGGATCTTCAAACATATCAGAGAAGGATTAGATAATGCAAATAAAAAATTGGGTAAAGAACGTGGAGAAGCACCTGACGCCGAAGGTACGGGTAACCGCTTTAGTCATCTTATGGCTATTGCTCCTAACGCTAGTAGTTCAATCATTATGGGTAACACTAGCCCTAGTATTGAGCCTTATCGTGCTAATGCATATAGACAAGATACTTTAAGCGGTTCATTCTTAAATAAGAACCGTTGGTTAGATGAATTACTCATCAGAGTATCAAAAGATAAACCAGAAAATTGGTATGATGACACATGGTCATCTATTATTGCTAATGATGGTTCAGTCCAACATTTAGAATGGATGTCGGAGAATGATAAAGCAGTATTCAAGACAGCAATGGAAATTGACCAACGCTGGGTTATTGAATTAGCTGCTGATAGACAACAATATATTGACCAAGCTCAATCACTAAACTTATTCTTTAGACCTGATGCTAACATTAAATATGTTCATGCTATACATTTCATGGCATGGAAAAAAGGATTAAAGACTTTATACTATTGCCGTTCAGAAAAGATTGGTAAAGCAGATAAAGTATCTAAACGAATTGAAAGACAAGTTATTAAAGAAATTGATATGACGCAAATCGCTCAAGGAAATGATTGTATAGCTTGTGAAGGTTAATGAATAACAAATATGTATGGTGGATTATGAGAGCAGTTGAGATGATAACCTGTATTCATATTATTGTGAATATATGGTGGCACTGGTAATGAAAAAATTTGATATTAAATGGATAGCATTAACAATATTCATCATAGCAGGAACATCAGTAGCATTAAAAATGCCATGGTTGAAATGGTCTTTTCCTGGTTTTGTTATTGCTCATGGAATATTAGTGTATGACTTTGCAAGAACACACAAGAATCTTCCTTTATTATTACAGAATTCTTATTTCTTTATAGTAAACATAATAGCAACATATATTTGGTTTTTTAAATGAAAAAAAAACATTACAAAAGCATATTCATTTCTGATATACATTTAGGTACAAAAGATTGTAAAGCCGAATATGTTAATAACTTCCTAAAACACCACACATGCGATAACCTATATCTTATAGGTGATATTATTGATGCATGGAAGATACAACAGAATAAATGGAGATGGAAACAAAGCCATTCTAATGTTGTTCGTAGAATATTAGGTCATGCTAAAAGAGGAACAAAGGTTACATACATAACAGGAAATCATGATGAGTTTTTACGACCAATGATTCCATACGGTCTAAACTTTGGTGTAATTGATATAGTAAATCAAGCAGAACACATTGGTATTGACGGTAAACACTATTTGGTTATACATGGTGATATGTTTGATGGTATTACAAGACTAGCACCTTGGATTTGTTTTCTTGGTGATAAAGCCTATGATTTTGTATTAGACCTTAATAATAAATTCAATTGGTTTAGACATAAATTAGGATTTGGTTATTGGTCTTTGAGTCAGTATTTAAAACATAAAGTTAAGAAATCAATGGACTTTATGTTTCATTTTGAAGATAACTTAGCACAGTATTGCAAGAAAAGAGGATTTGATGGCGTTATTTGTGGTCATATTCATAAACCAGAAATTAAAAGAGTTAATGATATGGTATACATGAACGATGGTGATTGGGTCGAGAGCTGTTCAGCACTTGTTGAACATTTAGATGGTAAATGGGAAATAGTTTTTTGGCAAAAGGAAATTTAATGGATAGCAAAGTAAAAGATTTAGCATCAAATAGAACATATTTTAAGCCTTTCAATTATCCATGGGCTTATGACGCATGGTTAAAGCACGAACAATCACATTGGTTACATACAGAAGTACCAATGATGGAAGACGTGAAAGACTGGAAAAAGAAATTAACAAACGAAGAAAAACAATTCTTAACACATATTTTTAGATTCTTTACACAAGGTGACATTGATGTTGCAGGTGGCTATGTTAAGAATTATTTGCCATACTTTCCACAACCAGAAGTTAGAATGATGTTGATGGGCTTTGCAGCTCGTGAAGCACTTCATGTTGCAGCTTACTCACATCTGATTGAAACTTTAGGTTTACCTGAAACAACATACAATGAATTTTTAGAATATGCTGAAATGAAAGAGAAACATGATTATGTTTTAGATATATCAGCACAGAATACCACAAAAGAAAATACCGCAACACATATTGCTGTGTTTTCAGCATTTACAGAAGGTATGCAATTGTTTTCATCATTCATTATGCTATTGAACTTTCCACGTCATGGTAAAATGAAAGGCATGGGCCAAATTGTTACATGGTCTATTGTAGATGAAACACAACATTGTGAATCCATGATTAAATTATTCAGAACATATATAGAAGAAAATCGTGAAATATGGACAGACGATTTAAAGAGCAGAATTTACACCATTGCTGAAAGAATGGTTGAACTTGAAGATAAGTTTATTGACCTAGCATTTGATATGGGTCAAATGGAAGAATTAACATCAGAAGATGTTAAGAAGTATATTCGTTATATAGCAGACCGCCGATTAATCTCATTAGGTTTAAAAGGTGTGTTTAAAGTGAAAAGGAATCCTTTACCATGGGTAGAGGAGATGATTAACGCACCAACGCACACCAACTTCTTTGAGAACAGAGCAACAGATTACGCAAAAGGCGCATTGTCTGGTGATTGGAGTGATGTTTGGGCTCATTAAGGAACTCAAATGACAAACAAAACTTTAGTAGGCGAATGCCTTAACTGTGATTCATCTTACGGCATTCAATTCGTAAATGAATTAGTATCAAAAGAACTACCAGAATATTGTCCATTCTGTGGTGAAGTAATCGAAGATATTCAAGAAGAATATATAGATGAAGAAACTACAGAAGATGATGACGGACAATGGGACTAAATTGGCAATATAAAGGTAAAGACTTTACAGAAGAGCAGATAGAAGATAATTACGGATTTGTATATCTTATAACAAATATAACAAACAATAAGAAATACATTGGTAAAAAATTCTTCTATTCTGCTAAAACAAAACAAGTAAAAGGCAAAAAGAAAAAGTATAAAGCTTTTTCCGATTGGCAAACTTACTATGGAAGTAGTGACATATTGAAGCAAGATGTGTTACAATTAGGTCTTGAAAATTTTAGTAGAGAGATTATTCACCTATGTAAATCAAAAGGTGAATGTAGTTATCTGGAAACTAAAGAACAATTTATTCGTGATGTAATATTAAGTGATGATTACTATAATACATGGATAATGTGTCGAGTTAGAAAATCACATATAAAGGATTACATTGAGCGATATACCAGAAACATTGAGAGAATTTAAAAAAGGCGACCATGATGCCTTTTATTTTGTAGCATCACCTAAAGAAAAGGATGGTAGCTCAACTATTCATTTTGAAGGATTCATGTATAATAATCCAGGTGTGTATGAAACCTATGAATTAGGTCAAATGTATCAAATTATATTGTATAGAGAGGATAAAGAAGGCCTCACTAAAGATTTAGATTTATTTGAAGGCATACTATTAGACCCATACTATTATGTTTCAAAATTATTATCAGGTGGTTGGTATGGTGTAGTAGCAAAGAAATCAACTACATCACACGAATTTGTTGATGAAGCGTATGCAGCACTTAAAAAAACAGAGTTACCAGAATGACAGAAGAAATTAAAGAAGAATATTCAGGTCCAACGATACAAGAAAGGACTGCCAACAAGACCCACGAACTATTGGGTGAAGTTGAAGGTCTATTTGATAATTATATCAAAGATTGGGCTGATATAAAGAATTATTCTTTCCTATACAACATAGGCGTTAAACCTATGCACGCTAAAGCTATTGTATATCATGCTCAAGAACAAATTAAAGCATGGAACGAAGCATTGGTATCAGAAGACGAACAAATTAAAGAAGCGTATAGTTGTTATACCAAAACACAGATGCGTAAGTGTATAACATGGTGGGAAAAGATTATTGAAGATTGTAACCGCATAATTGAAGATGGCAAATTTTTAAGAAAAGATAAGAAGTTTAGAAAGAAACTTACCGGTAAAGCTAAAATCAGGTTGACAAAGTAATAAAAGTATAGTATCCTTGCTATATTGAATCTTATAGGATTATATTATGATACTCGTGGACTTAAATCAGGTGCTGTTAGCAGGTCTTATGGCACAAATAGCAAATCAAAAGAATACCAAGTTAGAAGAAAATCTAATTCGGCATATGGTATTAAACATCATCAGAACTCATGTTAAGAACTTCAAAGGTGAATATGGTGAAGTCATATTATGCTGTGATAATAGAAAGTATTGGCGTAAAGAAGTATTTCCATTCTACAAGGCAGGTCGTAAGAAGACCAGAGAGAAATCTGATTTAGATTGGCATTTAATCTTTGATATGTTATCTAAATTCAAAGAAGAACTTAAAACAAACTTTCCATATAAAGTGATTGATGTTGAAGGTGCTGAAGCAGATGACATCATTGGTACCTTGGTACCTAGATTTGCACCACATCAAAAGATATTGATATTATCAAGTGATGGTGACTTCTTGCAATTACAACAATATGGTGCAAATGTTAAACAATATAATCCATCACAAAAGAAATATGTTAAATCAGATAACCCCATACTTGATTTAAAAGAAAAGGTTATTCGTGGTGATAAGGGTGATGGTATTCCTAATATGTTTTCTCCATCAGATTGTTTTGTCCGTGATTTAAGACAAAAACCTATCACTCAAAAAGTCATGGAGAAGTATTTGAATGAAAACGTGGAAGATTATTCTGAAACTGATAAAGCCAACTATGCTAGAAATAGAACATTGATTGACTTAACAATGATACCTAAAGATGTCCAAGAACGTATCATAAATACATATGATGAAATTAAACCAGCACCTAAAAGTAAATTGATAAATTATTTTATGGAACATAAACTAAAAAATCTAATGGAAGTAATTGAGGAGTTTTAAATGAAAAATATCTATGAAGTGCTTGATGAATTTGAAGAAGCCAACACCAAAGAAGAAAGAATGGCTGTCATACAAAAGAACCTATCACAAACTCTAGTTGGTGTCTTCCAATTAGCATATCATCCAGATTATCAATGGTATTACGATTCAATGCCAGAAGATTATATTGTACCTGATACATTACCTGGTATTTCACGCAATCAATTATCAACGGAAATTCGTAAAATGTATCTCTTTAGAAAAGGAGATCCTGGTGCTGCTAATCTAACACCTGAAAAAAGAAAACAATTATTATTACAATTATTAGAATCTATTGAACCTCGTGAAGCAGAAGTTATCATTGGCATCTTTAGAAAAGATTTAGGTGTAAGAGGTTTGACTTATGATTTTGTAAAAGAGGCATTCCCTAACCTTCTTCCATGAAAGCCAAGGAGTAATATCCAAATATACCAAAAGATTATTGATTTTATCTCTATTTTTAGGTATAAGTAGGTATGCTCCGTTTTGATGATAATAATACCAAATAGCTCTTGACAAAGAGCTAAATCTATGATATAATGGTAGTATAAAAATGATGAAGGATTATACTATGATTATACACATGAGAACACCCAAGTCTAAACCAAAGAAACCAAACAAACAAAAACACGAACAATATGTAGCATGGTTAAAATCTCATGCTCCAAAACAGATTGTTGCCACTCGTGAACTCAAAAAAATCCCACCATTTCGTAGAGAAACACCACACTATCCATCTTTAAATATGGAAGTTGGTGTAGCTACAAAGAAAGCCCCTGTTCAATATACAGGTGATGCCATGTTAGGTGTTGCTACTATGCACAAGAGTAATAGTGTTCCTGTATTTCAACAAAAAGACGCTGAAGACATTTCAAGGATGCGAAGATGATAGCCTATAAACCAAGTAGTAATATTATTCATTTTGAATTTGATACTCGCAAAGAGATTACTACAACCTTTTTCCGTATTCAAGAATATTATGAATCACCATTAGAAGGCCTAGTAGGCAAAAAGTTTTCGGTATATGATTTCTTAATTGAATCTATGGATAACATGGGTAATTTAAATTACTTCAATTTTTGGACAGGCTTTAACTTTCCGGATTATATTCTTAAAGAATGGATTAAATTAAATCCACAAAAAGAATGGACACCTAAAGAAAAAGAACTAATTGATAAAATCAAAGAGAAGGTCAATTGGAATGAAAAGTTTTATGTCATTGGTTCATTAAAGACGGATAAGACTGCATATAGGCATGAAATGGCGCATGCTCATTATTATACTGAAACCTTATATAAGGTTGATATGGACATTTTAACACATAGGCTATTGAGTAAGCATAAGAAACAATACCAAATCATTCGTAAGCATTTAATAAAACTTGGTTATAATACCAAAGTTATTATGGATGAAATTCAAGCATACCTATCTACCGAACCAAAGAAATTTTTAATTGAAGAATTTGGTATCAATTATGAAGAATTATCACCACTTATTAAAAGATACCAAAAGACATTCAAACAATACCGTGAGCAATCATATGAGCTTGAGGTATACCAATAGTTGTTGTAAAAAAACAACAAATGCCAAATAAAGTGCTTGACTGGCAAGTATTCTTGTAGTATAATGGTCTCATATTAATTAGAAAGGTTTATATGGAACTAGTGCAGTCAAAATCACTTCTTGCCAAGTTAATGGCAACAGAAAATCTTATCGTAGAGCAACGCAATGTTGATACGGCATCTTTTGATGTTAAGAACCGTGTTTTAACCGTACCTGTGCTTGATAAGAATATATCAGGTTACCTATATGACCTTTTCATGGGTCACGAAGTAGGCCATGCTTTATACACACCTAGCGAAGGTATGTTAAAAGCTAATGAACTTGAAATACCAATGTCACTTATGAATGTCCTTGAAGATGTTCGTATCGAAAGAAAAATCAAAAACAAATATCCTGGTATTCGTAGCTCTTTTGTAAAAGGTTATCAAGACCTAATTAAAAAAGATTTCTTTGGTATCAATGATGTTGATGTTAATGAAATGAATTTTATTGACCGTATCAATATGTTTTCAAAAGGCGGTCCAACACTTGGTATCAAATTCAATGATGATGAACAATCATTACTTAAAAAAGTAGAATCAACCGAATCTTATGATGATGTTATCGAAGTGGCTAAAGAAGTCATGGAATACATGAAGATGCAAAAAGAAGCCAAAGATAAACTTAAAATGGAAATGGATGATAACGAAGAATACGAAGAAGACAATGATGAAGATGGTAATTCTGATGACGCATCCAATTATGATTTAGAAGGTGAAGGTAATGACGAAGTGAACCAAAACGATCCTGACCAATCAGGCAAACCTTTAGATGATAAAGCAGGTACATCAGCAGGTTCTGAATATTCATCACATACTGATGAAAACTATATGAAGAATCAAAAGAAACTATTTGCTTCTGATGGTTCATCATACTATTACGGTAACATTCCTGATTATGACTTAACAAAATGTATTATTGGTCATAAAGCATTATGGGATAGATATCGTAAATACCAAGAAAAAATGGAATATGAAAGTCGTGGTATCAATATGGACAAGTATCAAAAGATCCGTAAAGATGCTGCTAAGGTTGTATCATATCTTGCTAAAGAATTTGAACTTAAAAAGAATGCTGAACAATTAAAACGAGCATCTATTGCCAAAACAGGCGAACTTAACATGAGTAGAATTTTCTCATATAAGTTTAGTGAAGATATATTCAAAAAGGCAACTATTGTTCCTGATGGTAAATCTCACGGTCTTGTAATGTTCCTTGATTGGTCTGGTTCAATGGCTAATCATTTAGAAAGTACCGTAAAACAAGTAATTAATCTAGCATTATTCTGCCGTAAGGTAAGTATTCCTTTTGAAGTATATACCTTTACATCAGAATATGATGATTATGATGCCAATACAACATATGGCGGTTATCGTCCTACACCTAAAGTTGGTGATATCGCTTGTGAGAGAATGAACCTATTGAATATCTTATCAAGTAAAATGTCATCAGCAGAATTTACTTATGCTGGTGCTGCTCTTGCTAAAATGTCAGCTGGTAGATTCTCTAATAGACCTAGATTCTTTGAATTAGGCGGTACACCATTTAGTGAATGTATTATGGCTGCTATGAAGTTAGTGCCACAATTTCAAAAAGATTATAAACTTCAAATTGTGAATACCGTGTTCTTAACAGATGGTGATGGCCATGCATTGAATCGTGTGGTTAATGAAATGAATGAGCATGGCGGTTTCAGAGCAGATGCATACGATCCTGCAAACGGTGATGATTTCAGAAGTCAAAAAATGGTGATTGTTGATCCTGTTACCAAAAATCAAGAATATGCTCCTGATAGATATGGTCGTGAATTAACAACTACATATATAAAGATGCTTAAAGCTAGAACAAATTCTAATATCGTAGGTTTCTATATTCTTAATGGTAGAGAGTTTAATCGCAATTCATATGATTTCTTTTCAGCCGCTGCTGACCATGATAAGATTAGATTAAACTTCCGTAAGAATAAGTATGCTATAGCGACATCAGCAGGATATGATGAGTATTATTTACTCCGAGCTGAAGGTATGGATACTGATGATGATGTAGAATTTGTGGTTAAAGAAAATGCTACAACAAGAGGTTTAGTATCAGCGTTTAGTAAGTATGCTGGTAATAGATTATCTAACCGTGTAGTGCTAAATAGATTTATTGAAATGATTGCATAGGAGAAATAATGGTGGAATTATCAAAATTTTATTCGGATGACGAAAGACGCCGAGCAGAGGTAGAATATACAGGTAATGGTTTTCTTATTAATTTTTATCTTGATGAGAAACTAATTCAAAAACGAACAACATATTCAGAAGACGATGCTGAAATGATTGCTGAAGATTTTGTTCTAGGTCAAGCTGGCCCTAGTTTATTAAATGAAAATTTAGTTGGCCCAGCTGATTGTTAATATGACACAAACTACCGAAATATTAAATATCACACAAGAAGAATGTGCTGAAGTTATTCAAGCGATATCTAAAATACATAGATTTGGATTCGACATACATAATGCTAAAGAAAATTTAGAACATGAGATTGGTGATGTCCTTTGTATGATTGATTTATTGGTAGAGAATTGTATTGTATCAGATTCTAATATTAATGAAGCAAGAAAAGCAAAAAGAGAAAAATTAAAACTTTGGTCAAAGATTAAGAACCTATGAACCCACATGATTTATTAAAATTCTTACAGACGATATATTGTTTTACTTCTGAAAGTAATCCAATTAAGCCGGTCATAAAACAAAAGATTGATGAACTAAAGAGAGTAGTGTTTCAATGAAGAAAGTTTTGATTACAGGTTCATCTGGCTATATTGGACAACATTTAGTTTCTTTATTGCGCCATAGAGGTGATATTGAACTTCATCTGTTAGATAAAGAAATTGTACCAAAGAGTAAACGATATTTGATTGATATTCGTTCAAGTGATATGATAAGGCATTCTGCTGCAAGATTAGAACACTATGACACAATCGTTCATTTAGCTGCATTGGTTCGTGTAGGCGATTCTGTAAGACAACCTATATTGTATTATGATACTAATATCAATGGTACAACAAACATAATTAAAGAGTTGAGTTATAACAATTTTGTTTTTGCATCTACAGGTGCCGCTTCAAATCCAAATTCACCTTATGGTTATTCAAAGAGAGTGGCAGAAGATATAGTTGCCGGATATTGTGATAACTATACCACTTTTAGATTTTATAATGTTATTGGTTCAGAACATGGAATTCAACCTACTAATCCCGATGGATTGTTCCATAATCTCATCCAAGCGACCAGGACAGGTGAGTTTAATCTCTATGGTAATGACTATGATACTAAAGACGGTACTTGTGTGAGAGAGTATGTCCATGTTATGGATATTTGCCTTTCTATCATCAAAGCCATTGATAAACCATCAAATAAGATAGAAAACCTTGCCTATGGAGACACTAGGACGACCTTGGAGATAGTTAATGAGTTTAAACGTATACATAATACTGATTTTAAAATAAACTATCAACCAAGACGACCAGGTGATTTAGAAAAATCTTACCTAGATAATCCATCGACATATATGGAAAGGAATTACACATATGAAGAAATGTTACGGTATAATTAGACGTATTAGATTGACTTTTTACTTAATTTTTGTTAGGATAGCACGAATGTTTTGGATGAATTTAGATACTACAGAATCGCTTCAAGAAGAATACAAGGATATTCATAGGGCTTTGTATGGTTTTGCACCACAACCAGATAAAGACTATTCTGCTAGACAATGGAGTAATACAAGATGGTTAAAGTTACAGATTAAAAAGACACACCATGTCATTAAGAAGTTAAAGAAGACACCAGAAGGTAGAAGTAAGTTAATACAACGAAATATATTTTTTTAAAATTTAAGGATTATTATGTTAAGACCCATTGGCGACAAA